ACAAAACAAGAAGTGTTACCTCTTGCATTGTTTACGATAATGAAAGATGAACTCGATAATGTTGATAACATTGTTTTACAAGAGGCAGCATTATATAGCGACAAGTACAAGATTGCAGGTAGAGTTGATTGTATCGCTGAATATGATGGTAAGTTATCAGTAATAGATTTTAAAACATCCACAAAAGAGAAGAAAGAAGAATGGTGCGAGAACTATTTTATTCAATGTTCTGCTTATTGTGAAATGTATGAAGAAAGATTTGGCAATCCCATTGAGCAAGTAGTTATACTTATGGTTACAGAAGATGGTGCTGTGCAAACATTTGTGAAAGATAAGAAAGATTATTTACCTTTACTTAAAGACGCAATCGCAGACTTTACAATTTCAAACGGAGGGTAGTTCTTCTTTTGGCTCTACTGGTCTATATCTCATAGGTGTTAAAGACTCATTATCCCAGATATATGGTTGACATTCGATTCTAAAGGCAACATAATCATCTTTGTTTATAGTAGGTGGAAAGTTGTTTTCTTCTCCTAAATAATGTTCCTCTAGAGAAACAATAACTTCTTCACCTTTTTTAGATATATGATTATCGCATAATTCTTCTGATAGAAATGCCATATCGGTATGGTAAGTAAAGTATGCCTGATCCATACCTTCAAAGGTAAAGATTGCAGTAATTAAAAAGACAATTGAGAACATAAAACTATTTATAAAAAGATGAAAAAAATTAAAAGTAATCCAGTCGCAAGAGCAAATAAGAATAGACCACAAGTCATTCCTAATAAGAAGATACCGAAGCGTAGTGAATTGAAGGATAAATTGAAAAAACAATGGGAAAATATATGATTATTCCTGGTTTAAACCTTGACAATCTAGACAAAAGGTGTTATAATAGTAGTATGGAAAATATAGTTACACCAAATAAGTTTGCTTTATTAATAGAGAATATTGTTAAAGAGAAAAGAATAAGTTATATGGACGCTATACTGTCCTATTGCGATAAGACTGGTCTCGACCCTGCTACAATACGATCACTTATTAATAAAACATTAAAAGAAAAAATTGCATACGAAGCTCAGGGACTGAATATGTTAAAAGAGAAAACGGCAAAGTTGCCAATATAAGGAGAAAGATATGGGAATTTATAAATTCTTTAATAACATTCTAGAAAAATTGATTGCACCAGGAGAACCAGTACAAGTTCTCACAAAATCAGTACTAGAATTAACTGACCCAATTACTAGAACTGATCTTAAACATAAGACAAAAAAAGAACTAGAGATAATTGGTAGAAATCTAGGTATCGAAGTAGATAGAAGATTAAAAAAAGATAAACTGATAGCACAAATTAAGAAACAAATCAGAACTGTATAGTAGGTAGAATGAATGGTTTTGAAGTTTATAAAATCTACTTGGCTGTCAAACTTCACTTCACAAGCAAAAACCAATCTTATGACTTCCATAAACACAATGGTAGAACAACGGCAAGGTTGGGCACCTTTACTAAGAGAAGGGATCGGTATTTTTTTCATAAACTTTCTAAACTTTATAATGATAGGGATGTTGCTGACTACTTTGTTAGCAATTTTGTTACTAATACTAATTTATGGGTTGGTGACATTATTGGTAGACTTGGTGATGAGAACTTTAAACTATGGCAAAAGAAGATTGAGGCACTAAGTTATTATTATGAACAGGATATAGACTATATTATTGAACAGATGAATACAAAAGATATTACATTTGATAATATATTCATTTCAAAAGACGGTCAACATCCATACATACTAAAGTACTTTCTTTCTAAAAGAATAAACTTTGAAACATTTATAATACTAGATGATATACTTAACTTCTCTAGGCAGTTAAATAAAAGTATAACAGAAAAAGTATTATGGCCGAAACTATATGAAAGAATGATTAGATACAAACCATTTCTAAAATATAATACTACAAAATATAAACAAATACTAAAGAAGAAGATTAAGGATATATAATGAAAAACTATTGGGATATAATTATGAATGATAGGGTGAACGCCCTTAGTAAAGCACCGATGCAAGTTAAACTAATGTCTATGCAAATATTAGCATGGATGTGGTCTGCTGTGTTTGGTATTTACATTGTTGAAAATATCTATGCTTTTGGCATATCAGCATTGGCACACGCCTTGTTAGTTGCCGCAATATTTCTAACAGCTTATTATTTTAAAGAAGTACAAAAACAATCAGGTCTTGGTAGATCAATAAACGGAGAACACGAATAATGGATTATATGTCATTATATTACACGAAAGAGGCAGAATGTCAAGAGAAATCGAAAGAAATTACTGATTTAAAACAAAAAATACTCATATTAGAGAGAAAATTAGATGAATACAAGGGTGAATATCTTTGGTTAAATGCAACAAACGCTTGACTCTACCATCAAAAAATGTTATAATAATACTATTACTATCGTTATAAATAACTATGTGCGATTTATACAGCACAAAACATATACAAATACAATCATACAAGGAGATACAATATGAATACAAGTATAGCGGCCCTCAAAAGGTCAAAGTCTAATCTAGACACACTCATTGGCGAACTATCAAAAGTTGCCGAACCCACAAAACAAAAGAACTCTTATGCAGATGATCGATTCTGGAAACCTGAACTAGATAAAACTGGTAATGGTTATGCAGTCTTTAGATTTCTACCTGCAGTTAAAGATGAAGATTTACCATGGGCGAGATTATGGTCTCATGCCTTTCAAGGTCCTGGCGGCTGGTTAATCGAGAACAGTCTTACTACTCTAAACAAGAAATGTCCTATTAGTGAAGCAAATAGTTTACTATGGAATTCTGGTGTAGAGGCAGATAAAGAAATTGCTCGTAAGAGAAAAAGAAAACTATCATACATTGCTAATATTCAAATCATTAGTGATCCAAAACATCCTGAAAACGAAGGTCAAATCAAACTATTTAAGTTCGGTAAGAAAATCTTTGATAAGATTACTGAAGCGATGAAACCTGAATTTGAAGATGAAAGTCCAATCAACCCATTTGATTTCTGGGAAGGTGCAAACTTCAAACTGAAAATCAGAAAAGTTGATGGTTATTGGAATTATGATAAATCTGAATTCGATGGCGCTTCTGCTGTTGCAGACAATGACGAAGCAATCGAAACTATATGGGATAAACAATATCCCTTGAAACCATTTCTTGCACCAGAAAACTTTAAGTCATATGATGAGCTAAAAGCGAAACTAGATAAAGTTTTATTGGGTACAAGAAGTACTGGAACTGCCGAAGATGTTGCAATCCCACCCGTAACACAATCAGTAGAACCAGTTGTACAAGAAACAGTAGATACAACATCCTCTCCAGTTGATGATACAAGTGATGATACACTTGATTACTTCAGTAAACTGGCAGAAGAGGACGCTTAATCTCTCCACCTGTTCTGTACATTAAGGGGTTGGGTTTCACTCAACCCCTTTTTTTCGAATCAAGTGATTCGTTTTTATAAATAATAGCATTGTTTTTTATGAAACAATGAGATATCAAACTTAAATTAAGGAGAACATTATGAGTTCTATTAAACTAATCGTGGGAGCAATTGCTCTTGCGACAGCGATGATCTGTGTATCGTATGCCGAAACAACGGTAACACTACCAGATGTAAACGCTAAAATTTATGGTAAGTTAAACTACATGGCTTACTACAACGAAGATACATCAGGCAACGGTGTATGGAAGTCTGGCAACAATGCTTCAAGAATTGGTTTATCAATTGAAGAAGCTGCTGATATAAATGCTTTTGGTAAACTAGAAGTCGGTGTAGATACTGACGCTGTTGGAACTGCATTATTTACTACTAGACTTGCATATATGGGAGTTGATGGCGGCGATCTAGGTAAATTAAGTGTAGGTCGTCAAGACTCAGTATTTACTGCTGTCACTGGCGCTACAGATGTTTTCAATGTATATGGTTCTAACGCAGATCAAAACCAAGGTAGTAGATTATCTAATACTTTGATTATATCTAATGGCGTTGGACTCGCTAGTGTTTCTACTCTTATTCAAATGGATGGGGCAGACAACACAAAAGACATTGATAAATATGAAATATCTGCTACATTAAGTGGTGTTTCTGTAGGTTATTCAAAAGATAACAATACAGACATTAGTTATATGGCAGCGTCTGGATCAATCGATCTAGCTGAAATATCTGTTACTGGTGCATATTCTGTTAAAGATAATGCTGGTACAGAAACTAAAGGTTATGAAGTTGTTGCCTCAATCGGTAGCATTAACGCAGGATACGGTGAAATCGTAGATGGCGATTCTTTCATAACTGCTGGAATAGATCATCCAATTACTGGTGCTCTTTCTGTTTATGCTGAATATCAGTTAGAACAGAATGATACTGCTGGTGCAAAAGATCAGAATAACTATGCTATAGGTACTAAAATAGTATTCTAAGTATTGAGATATCAACTTAAATTAGGGGTCCTTAGTGACCCCTTTTTTATGTTATAAATAGTTATTATGGAACAGTTCTTTATTATATTAGCAGAGTTTGGTTTACCTGTTGCAGGTTCATTTGCTATGGGTATATTCATTTATATCATTCTTAGATATATTCTAGGTTCTGTTATCGGTCAAGTACAAACCATGCACTCTATTATTACACAATTAGATAATAGAGTTAAAAATATGAATAATGATATTATTAAACTTGATGTATTGGTTTCACATACACTTGAAATACCACCAGACGAAGAAAGAATTGCTCGTGCTGATGGTAAGAAAGATGCTAGGAGAGATTAATGGATCTAGTTAGTGTATTACAAGACTATGGATTCCCAATGATGGCTGCTGTAGCAATGGCATACTTCATTTACTTTATCTACACCTTTATCACTACTGAAATTAAGGTGAAATTAGGTCAGGCAAATACAGTTCTGATTGCACTCATAGATCGTATTCGAATGTTAGATAATGATATTATCCGATTAAAAGCAAAAGTTAAAACTGCTATCGAACTCAAAGAAAATTTAGAGAAAAAGAAGTCCCACAGAAAGTAATCTATTATAAATAGTAGTATGAAAACACTAATCAAAATAGTGTTATTCGGTGCGGCGTTGTTATGGTTATGTGGGTGGGCATTTGATAACACCATAAAATATGTTGAAGCTTCTGAACTTGATTTCCAATTCGGCAATCCAGCGTTTAGTGGCAATGGGTATGGCACCCATGTCCTAAGTGTAGATCAACTACAACATCAAAGAAAAAAAGACCAAGAAGATAAAGCGAAGTCTGCTGCTTCAGCTGCACTTCGAGCAGAGAACAATACTACAATCGCTAAGTTCGTTAAGAATGTTGAGAGTAGAATATATGCTAACTTATCAAAACAGTTAGTTGATAATATGTTCGGTACTTCTTGTGATAGTGAAACAACAACCTGTGCTACAAGTGGTACAGCAGATGTTGAAGGTTCTACAATCTATTGGGTTAAAGACGCTACGACTGGTAATATAACATTAACAATAACAGACACTACTGGAACAGTTAGTACAATGACTGTGCCTGTGGGAGACTTTGTATTCTAATGAGATACTTTGCTCTAATCATACTGTTTATGTTAACTGCTTGTGCTACTGTACCTGGTGACTTCCCTTACAAAGAAGAACCACCTAAGGCATACGGTACACCGACAGGTGAGATATTAAAGACATACGATCACTTGAATCAAGAAGTTATTACAGTTGCTGTATATGATTTTAATGATCTAACTGGTCAAAGAAAACCAAGTACAAAGTTTTCTCAATTAAGTATGGCAGTTTCTCAAGGTGCAGATGTATGGGTAATACAGGCACTTAAAGAAACAGGTGATGGTAGTTGGTTTAGAGTTGTTGAACGAGCAAGTTTAGATCATCTTGTTAAAGAACGACAGTTAATCAGATCAACGACTGAATTATATGATGGATCAGACAAGGGTCAAGTAGTATTAAAACCTATGTTATTTGCAGGACTCTTATTTGAGGGTGCGATTGTAGGTTATGACGCCAATGTAGAAAGTGGTGGTGATGG